CTTGAGAAAGAGAAGGAGCAGATTGAAGATGCACACATAGAAGGTCAAAGAGTATTTGATGACTATCCGCATACCGAATGGACTAATCACCAAGCAGAAGAATACTACAACAAAACATTCAAGAACAAATAGATATGAGCTAATATCGCGTATCGCGATGCGCGATATTGTCAAAAAATGAACATCAACTCGGAGAAAACCCGAATAACCAAACAAAATCTGACGATGAAAACCAAACTTTTTGATATATCCAGCGAGGTCGAGGCCGCGTTGATTAACGACATAAAGGCTAGAGACAATGACCAGCGGTTGTGTTGTATGATATGGAGTAAGGCACTAAGCAAACAGGGTGTCGACATACGAAACGCAAACATCTACACGTTCCTGTCTCTATACAGCGACGACAAGATGCCGCTCGCGGACTCAATCACTAGGGCGAGACGCAAGGTACAGGAGCTAAAGCCTATGTTGCGTGGAGAGAACTACGCAAAGAGGCAGGCGCACCAAGAGAATGTCATCGAGCAACTAGAACTAATCGAGAAATCACTATAGTTATGAAGATTGAGACAGGTAAATACTACTCACAATGGGGTTTTGGTGTATCATTCATCAACTACACCAGAGGTATGTGGTCAATCGTTCTGGACATCGGTCCGTACTACATTGACTTCTACAATATGAACGGGAACGAAGGTGACAACCTTGCCGCGTTCAACGAGTTCTACAAGAACATCGACGACGACTTTGGTCCTGCACCCGACTGCGAAGGATGCGGTAAGGAGAGCGATTCTTGGGATGACCTTATGTATCACATAGACCAGCCCAACCGATGGGAACTATTATGCAAAAAATGCATAGACGAAAAAAAGAAAACCAATGAAGAACCAGAGACTAATCCTTGAGCAATACAAGAAGGCTCAGTACAATCGAAACGTGTGCCTATACAGCCGCCGAGATACCGAAGCCAAGTATTGGGAGGGGTATGTCAACGCACTTAGTTTAATCATAGAAACCCAACCAGACGATGAGTGAGGAACATTCAGTCGAGTACAAACTCGTTAAGTTACTGATAGTATCCCAGGTGTACCTGGAACTGCTTGATGAACTAAAAGGAACCAACGTGTACAGGCACAACCTAAAGCGTGCGGTGAATAACGTAACCATAGACGTGGAGAATTTCCTGTCTAATATGTACAAACAGATGCATATGGACAACGAGAAGGAGGAGGCATTCCTCGCCATACAACGTGGTGTCGAGATTCTAGCCGCCGCCGACATCGACGCGCTGTACAACATCGGATATAAACCAATCAACAAAGAAGAATGAATCCCCTAGAACTTGAAGAAAAGATTGTCGACTGGGCAATCAAACGTGGAATCACCGCACCTGAGAACGCACCGAAGCAGATGCTGAAGGTAGTAGAGGAGGTCGGAGAACTTGCGTCAGGAATCGCCAAAGGCAAGCAAGACGAAACGATTGACGCAATCGGTGACGTACTTGTCACAATTATCATCCTGTCGTATCAACTTGAGCTGAACCCCTGGGAATGCCTGGAGTCAGCGTACAACGAGATTGCGAATCGCAAGGGTCAGACGGTTAACGGTGTATTCATCAAGGAATGAAGACGGCACTCGAACTGATTGAAGAAAAACTCAACGACTCTGACGGCCGTGAGTTCTACCGATGGATAGTAATCAACTTCCCTATGCTTCAGAAGCGCGAAGAACTTACTCGAAGGAGTAATGAGCGTGTATTGACATATTCTGACAACCCTCAGCGTGACAGGGTGCAGAAGATGAGTAAGAAGGTGAAGTCTGAAGAGAAGAACAACTCGTAGCGGCGAAGGCTAATGCGATGAGTAAGTATCTGATTTTGAGCATCTTATGTTAATTTAATGTTAAATGTACAAATAAAAATGAAAATATACCCATTCAAGTATCGTGGTTCGTTTCACGTTCTCCCATTCATCGAGGTTCACTACGATGGTTGGGTCGATGAGACGGGCCTGTCAATCGGTTGGTTAGACCGAGGATTATTCTTCAACTTCAAATAATTCGCAAAAAGTTTGCACATCTGGTAAAAAGTGTGTACTTTAGCAAAGTAATTCAATTCAAACACTATGTCTAATTACAAATTCAAGACCACCAACATCAAAGGCAAGGAGTATGTTGAGGTCAATCAACGCGTCCTGTTCTTCCGTACTGAAGCCAAGTACGAAGGGTGGACAATCGAGAACGAACTCGTCGCCATTGATAGCGAGACCTGTATCATCAAGTCAACCATCCGAGATAACAACGGACGAGTGATTTCAAGCGCTCACGCACAGGAGGACCGCACATCATCTATGATTAACAAGACATCATACGTTGAGAACTGCGAGACTTCAGCCGTAGGCCGTGCACTAGCGATGCTTGGTATCGGAATCGAGACATCAATCGCTTCGTCTAACGAGGTTGCTATGGCCATCGCCAAGCAGGACGCTCCTGCATCCGCGACGCAAAAAGTTTCCATACCGAAGAACAGCGTCTTTCAGTCAGCCATTGACTTTATGAAGAAGGACGGAACGACCGCGGGCCTGGAGAAGATTCTCTCTAAGTACGGCGACCAGTTCACGGACGCTCAGAAGGGAGCAATAGCCAAGTTCGTCAAGAAGTAATGGAAATCCAACTTCTGGATGGAACGACGTGGCTCAGGGAGGACCTGCTAGCCGCGATGACCGACGACGATTTCTACTATGGATATCTAGGGAAGGCAGCATTGTCTTCCTCGTCGCTGAAGAAGATTAACGACTCTCCGCGTGAGTATGCTCGTTATCTTAAGTATGGGGAGGATGGGGACGTTACTGCACTGGTTGCAGGCAACCTCATCCACACCCTGCTACTGGAGCCACACCTGGAGGGCAACTTCGTCCCTGTGGAGTGTGCCTCAAAGAACACTAACATTTGGAAGAATGCGGTGTTGGAGTATGAGGAGACAGGTAAGAAGCTACTGCTTCGTAAGGACTACGACAACTGCTACTATGTTGTCGATGCCCTGATGAAGAACAACTTCGTACGGGAGGCGTTATCTGACGCTGACTATGAGCTCCCAGAGATTGGTCTGCTACACGGGCTACCGTTCCGTGCTAAGGCCGATATCAAGAAGAAGGGTATGCCCTACATCTTTGACCTGAAGACGACATCGAACATCGATGACTTTTACTTCAGTGCTAAGAAATATGGATATGCAGCCCAGGCGTACATCTACTGTACGTTGTTTGACGTGCCATACGAGAACTTCAAGTTCATCGTGGTGGATAAGATAAAGAAGGACATCGGCGTTTTCTCCGTGTCGGAGGACTTCTTTAACAGAGGCAAGCGGTTGGTGGAGAGCGCAGCGAATGATTACATTCGTTTCTTCATCAACGGCGAGGACCTCAATCAATATGTGATTTACGGAGAACTTTAATTCAATACTGCGATGCAAGACAAAGCAAAACCCAACTACTTCGGTAGTACCTGGTACAATGAGTACAAAGGAGAATTCAATGGATACACTCTTTACCTGACCGCTGCTGAACTAGCTGAGGCCGCTCGTTACATCAACGAGGAGTCTGGTAAGGTTAAGATTCTAATCAAGCAGGGTCGTGACCCGAAGAAGCCATACAGCGTAATCGAGTCTCCACAAGAGACAGCCGCTCGTAAGGCTAACGCCGCGGCCAGCAAAGCGCCGATGCCTAGCGCAGACGATTTGCCGTTCTAATGGAGAGAGCAATCGCAGCGTTGCTGTGTTTTGAGTGGGGTCTTGAGCTGTTAAACGCTCAGCCCCGCTTCTTCACACACACATCGAGGACTGGTAGTATGTCAACACAGATAGTGTTCGGTAAGGTATCAGGTCAGGACATCGAGCTTGACACTATGCCCAACACGGAACACTTCAAGTTCTGCGTCATTGTAATCCCCGAGAAGAAGGGCAACAACGTAGTGCTGGTGGACTCAAACGAACTGCTCGGTGCTATGCACGACAAGTGGTTCATTGCCGCCAGTAGACTGGCTACTATTATCAAGCGTAAAACCGAAATGGAGTTCACTAATGCATCCGATTTATTTTCTAGAAATAGAGGTCTCGTTCAAGAAGGGGAAGCTCAATCATTCTAGGAAGGAGTGGGCGGTATCCAAACACGACACACCAGCAGGCATTATGATGTACGACAGCAAGACCGCAGACAGTTTACGCGAGCGGTTGTTCGGTTCAAACTATAAGGGAGACAAGTCATTTGTAATCACTAAAGTTTTAGAAAAAAAGATTGTAGGTTATGCCTCAAATAAATAACGAAGACGAAGCCCTTGAGATGCTTAGGGTGCTCACCGAGAACATCGGCGTGAGCCAGACGGCAATCGCCAAGAACCTCAGACTGAGCCGTACGTTGGTTACGAATGTGATAAACAGGAACGCCATCGTCACACCCAAGTTCATCGACAGACTAAACCAATTCGTCGAACACATCAAAATTGAATTATCCTATGAATGAGTTTCTATACTGGGACGACCCAGGCGATAGCCAGCAAGTCGTCGACAAGCAAGAGAAGCGCCACCTCGTCGCTGTGTACGGCACACTGAAGATGGGGCGCGGTAACAACATCTACCTGCGCGACTCAATCTATATGGGAACCGCTCGCACTAAGGAGCCGATGCGTATGTGTGTGATTTCACTCCCCTACGTAATCAAGGGCTCCTCAGAGAACGGCAAGCACGTCCTACTTGAGTTGTACTACGTTGATGACACCACACTAGCCGCACTCGACCGATTGGAGGGACACCCAATCTACTACAAGCGCGAGAAGATTACCGTAACGCCTGAGGAGTCAGTGTTCAACAGCGACACAGAAGCCTGGGTATATATGGTAGGTGAAGAATACGATAACAACAAATACTACGATGAATTCTAGAGATAAGATAACACAGGAAGCAGACCGCGTGAAGGAACTCCTACTAAGGAAGAACGCCTCATACGGTGACAGCGCACTCAAGCCAGCTAACGTATTCGCTAAGGGCTCAGCGGTAGATAACCTCTGCTCCCGAATCGACGACAAGCTGATGCGTATTAAGAACAGAGGGCTCAATGTAGACACAGTGGATACCATTGATGACCTTATCGGCTATTTAATTCTATTAAACATCGCGCTAAAAGATGCAGCAGGACATTTTACAGAGGAAAGTCACAAGGTTCAAGAGCATTCTGAGGCCAGAGGAACCACTACATATAGCAGTTGGACAAGTAATCCAACTGATAACATCGCCCAAGGAGGATACACTTGGCCTGGTATCGAAGATTAGGAACGGTGAGGACGTAGCCGCCAACAAGAAAAGACTCCCAGTCACTTTGTGGTCTGGGGTTTTTTCTGAGCGGAACGACGGTTCACTGGTCGAGCATTCAGGTCTTGTAGTCATCGACATCGATGATGTAGACCCCGAGGAGACCAAGAAGGTCCTAACCTTCGATGAGTTCACAACCATATGCTACACGTCGCCTAGCGGCCGTGGTGTTAAGGTTGTAATTCAAATCAGCAACCCTGAGCGGCATCGCGACCACTACCGAGCGTTCGCTAAGTATTACGAGAACAAGTACGGGATTATCATCGACGGCACTAGCGTCAACGAGTCTCGTGCTTCGTTCGACTCATACGACCCAGAGCTAATCTTCAACCCGAACGCTAAGGTGTTCGGCAATATGATAACCGAGTTCGCAGAGAATCAGGTTGTCAAGACATCCAAGGCTAAGTTTACGGATTACGAGCAGTTGAACATCGCAGCTCGGATGATTCGTAAGGCTGAGGACGGAGAGAAGCACGCCAAGCTAGTGCGAGCCGCTAGGCTGTGTGGTGGATACATCGCCGCTGGTATGATGGAGGAGGACGAGGTAAAACGAATCCTACTTCGTGAGATTGAGCGTCGAGACATCGACTCAGTAGACAACGCTAAGAAGGCTATCGAGGACGGAATCGAGATGGGTAAACTTATGCCCATCAAGCAGATGATGGAGGAGCGTAATAAGGTCGAGCGTGAGATGCGAATCAACGACGGCGATATGTCCTTCATCTCATCAGACGACGAGGACTTCAGGTGGATTACTGACTTCGCAGAGGGTAGGATTCAGATGGGTCTAGATACTGGAGTCAGTAGGCTCGACGAGCACTTCAGATTCAAGCGGAACTTCACCATTATCAACGGACACTCCAACATCGGTAAGACGACGTTCGCTATGTACCTACAGGTAGCATCGGCAATGCGTCACGGATGGAAGTGGCTTATGTATACGAGCGAGAATAAGACGGCATCACAGAAGATGAAACTTATGACGTTCGCTATGGGAAGGCCAATCAGGGATATGAGTTATCAGGAACGTAAGCGTGCGTTCGAGTGGGTGAACGAACACTTCACCTTCATCGACAACAAGTCCGTGTATTCGTTCTCTGATATCCTAATCTTCGCTGAGAAGCTGATGAAGAACCAACCGCTTGATGGATTGTTTATCGACCCATACAACTCACTGCGTAGGGACCTCGGTACGAACATCAACCTCGGACCTCACGAGTATGACTATGAGGCCACGAGCGAGATGCTCACGTTCTCCAACGCTAAGAACATAGCGGTATGGCTGAACACACACGCAGTCACGGAAGCACAGCGTATGAAGGGGGACGATGGATTACCCATCGCACCGTTCGCTGAGCAGACAGAGGGTGGCGGTAAGTTCGTGAACCGTGCCGATGACTTCCTTACTTTCCACAGGAAGATTCAGCACCCTGAACACGACAGACGTCGAACGGTTGAGTTTCACGTTCGTAAGATTCGTGAGACTGAGACTGGTGGTACTCCCACATCTATAGACGAACCGATTCTCTTTGAGATGAGCGGTAACGGCTCTACGTTCTACTTAGCGTCAAGCGCTCAGAAGATGTTTGAACCGTTGTCTTTGGAGCCAGTCCAGACTACGATTATTCAACTACCTACCCTAGACGACGCATTCTAGATGTACATTTGAGAATGCCACGAAAGAAAACAGGCGCAGTTAGGAGTAAGAAGAAGACTATTGACGGAATCACGTTCGCGTCAACACTCGAGTCATATTGCTATACCTCACTCAAATCTAAGGGAATTCAATTTGAATACGAGGGTGAGTCAATAACGCTTCTTCCCTCCTTCGCCCCTGTTGGACAGTACTATAAGTCTATGCTGAAGAAGAAGGAACTAGTTCACGTAGGTATGAGGAAGCAACTCCCCATCACCTACACGCCAGACTTCATCTCCCACAGCAGTAAGTTCTATATTGAAACTAAGGGCTTCGTACCGTCACAGCATACATTCCATATACGATGGAAGCTGTTCTTGAAATGGATGACTGATAACAATATGTCCGACTACAAGGTGTTCCTGGTTAAGAATCAGCACCAAGTAGACGAGGCTATAAGTATTATTTCAAATGGACAATAAGACACTGTCGCAGTTCTATTTCTCTACGACCTATCGTATCCAACAGGAGACAACAATTCTTTACGAAGCGTTGCACGACTATGCGGGTAATGCAATCGAGAAAGAAGACTTAGTTCGCCATCTTTGCTCCAACTTCACACTAAAGGTGAAGGCAGAGTTAGACGGAATTAAGGCATCCTGCAAGGAACTCAATGAGACGAGTATTTAAAGGAGAGAAGGAGCTCTTCAATGCGCTTAAGGAACGGATTATTCCAGACCTTAAGGAGAGCGAATTCGCTATGTCTAAGTATGACTGCTACTCAGAGAAGCATCAGATGGACATAGAGCTAAAGTGCAGGTACACTCACTACGACAACCTAGTCATAGAGAAGATTAAGTACGAAGCACTGATGGAGCGAGCTAAGGTATTCGGCTATAGGCCAGTATACATAAACTCGACTCCTGAGGGGGTATGGGCATTCAGACTCGACGAGATACCAGAGCCATCCTGGTCTAAGAGAGGTATGCCAAAGACGACTGAATTCCGAAACAAGAACTTTGTATCGAAGGATGTCGGTTACTACGATTTGTCACTTGGAGTGGACATTTCTGACTTGCTTGATTAGGATATAGATATATATATTCGCACTCCTTTTGGGTCACTTCGTGTGGCCCTTTTTTGTCTAACATAAAAACCAGAGGCTATGCTATTTGAAGAACGCATCCCCTACAAACCATTCGAATATCCAATATATTACACCGAGGGCTGGCTCAAGCAGGCTCAGGCTTTCTGGCTCCATACGGAGATATCAATGCAGAACGACGTGAAGGATTTCCGCGAGAATCTTAGTGATAGTGAACGCAATCTCGTGGGCAATATCCTATTAGGCTTCGCGCAGACGGAGACAGCCGTTGGAGACTACTGGACGACGATGGTAACAAGATGGTTCCCCAAGCACGAGATTAAGCAGATGGCTATGATGTTCGGCTCACAGGAGACAATCCACGCCGCAGCATACAGCTACCTGAACGAGACACTCGGTCTTGAGGACTTCGAGGCGTTCCTTCACGAGCCGTCAACGGCAGCTCGCTTTGAGAACCTAGTCAACACCAAGGCTGGATACGACCACAATATGCTTGCGGTATGCCCGAAATGCCGTGAGGATGTGGCTCGCTCAATCGCTGTGTTCTCCGCGTTCGCAGAGGGTGTATCCCTGTACTCATCGTTCGCTGTGCTCTACTCATTCCAGATGCGTAACCTACTGAAGGGTATCGGTCAGCAGATGAAATGGAGCGTACGTGACGAATCGTTGCACTCTAAGATGGGTTGCGCCCTATTCAATCACCTATGTGAGGAGTTCCCAACCATCCGCCAACAGGTGCGTAAGCAGGTCGAGGAGGCCGCACGCGTAGCGGTTGAGATGGAGGCTAAGTTCATCGACAAGATGTTCGAGATGGGCGACCTTGAGAATCTGAAGGCGGATGACCTTAAGGAGTTCATCAAGAAAAGAGCAAACGAAAAGTTGCAGGAGTTGGGGTACGAAAGTATCTTTGAGTTCGATAACAAGAAGGCCGCTGAGCTTGACTGGTTCTACCATCTCACGGGTGGACACACGCACACTGACTTCTTCGCTATCCGACCCACGGACTATTCGAAAGCCAACGAAGGTGAAGACTTTGAAGATATCTGGTAAAAACTAATTCTATGAACAACAACATTATTGCGGCCATCGTATTTCGCGAGGTCAAGGGAGAGTACGGTGTAACCGCCGCCCAAATGAACAGCTCAACTCGTATGGCGAACATCCGCGAGGCTCGCCAGGTGTTCACACAGCTTATGCGTGAGCACTCGTCTATGACGCTGGAGGATATCGGTATGCTGGTCAATAGAGACCATTCGACTATATCCACAACGTCTAAGGTTATCCAGAATCAGATTGAAACCAACGCTGGATTCCGCAAGCGGTATAATCGCGTCAAGTCTAACATCAAATATCAAATCGAAAATGTCTAAGAATTTCGCAGAAAGCCTCGGATGGGAGGTAGGAGTTGACTTCCCCGAGTGGGGGAATACGGAGGAGTATGTCAAGACAATCTCTCGTGGTTATCTAATCAACGACGAGAAACCTCGTGACGCATACCTCAGGGTTGCAAGGGCAGCGGCCAACCGCTTGAACAAACCCGAACTCGCACCTAAGTTCTATGAGTATATCTGGAACAACTGGCTCGGTCTGGCCACGCCCGTATTAGCTAATATGGGAACAGACCGTGGACTGCCTATCTCTTGTTTCGGTGTGGACGTTGGCGACAGCATCCACGATATCGGAATGAAGAATCTCGAGACTATGTTGTTGGCTAAGCACGGCGGCGGCGTCGGCATAGGAGTCAATATGCTCCGTCCCGCTGGCTCACCAATCTCCAACAGCAACGGTACGACCGACGGTGTGGTTCCATTCTGCAAAATCTATGACTCAACGATTCTCGCCACGTCACAGGGCAACGTGCGCCGTGGTGCGGCATCGGTAAACCTGAGCATCGAGCACGAAGACTTCTGGGAATGGATTGAAATCCGTGAGCCCAAGGGCGACGTGAACCGCCAGTGTCTGAATCTGCACCAGTGCGTAATCGTATCGGACAAGTTTATGCGTAAACTACAGGACGGTGACGACGAGGCTCGCAAGCGTTGGGCTAAGGTCCTACAGAAGCGTAAGGCTACAGGTGAGCCGTACATTATGTTCCGCGGTAACGTGAACAAGCAGAACCCAGAGATGTACAAGCATAACGGTTTGAAGGTCTTTATGACCAACATCTGCTCTGAGATTACGCTGTACACTGACGAGTCACACAGTTTCGTTTGCTGTCTGTCATCACTCAACCTCGCCAAGTTCGACGAGTGGAAGGACACAGACGTTGTATACTACTCCACGTTGTTTCTAGACGGCGTGCTTGAGGAGTTCATCCAGAAAGCCAAGAATATGAAGGGCTTCGAAAATTCGGTTCGCTCCGCTGAAAAGGGACGGGCACTTGGCCTGGGCGTACTTGGATGGCACACCTACTTGCAGCAACGTGGAATCCCATTTGAGGGCTTGCAGGCGCAGATTGAGACGCGTCGCATCTTCTCACACATCAAGATGGAATCAGAACGTGCCAGCCGTGATATGGCTAAGATGTTCGGTGAGCCACTATGGTGTCGTGGATTCGGAGTGCGTAACACTCACCTGAGAGCTATCGCACCGACCGTATCTAACTCAAAGCTGAGCGGCAACGTAAGCGCTGGTATCGAGCCTTGGGCGGCCAACGTGTTCACGGAGCAGTCGGCTAAGGGTACGTTCATCAGAAAGAACCCTACGCTTGAGAAGGTGCTCCGTCGAATTGGTATCAACAACAAGGAGACTTGGGACCAGATACTCGCGGACGGTGGTTCGGTGCAGAATATCAACGCACTTGACGATTGGTACTACCAGAAGGGTAAGCTCGTAAGTAAGGACGAACTCGACCCGATGGTTGACCCAGTGTCGGTGAAGGACGTGTACAAGACCTTCAAGGAAATCAATCAGTTGGACCTAGTGAACCAAGCGGGCATCCGTCAGCAGTACATTGACCAATCGGTTTCTTTGAACCTAGCGTTCCCGACTGAGGCCACACCTAAGTGGATTAACCAAGTCCATATGGAGGCTTGGAATCAGGGAATCAAGACGCTGTATTATATGCGTACTGAGTCCGTGCTCCGTGGAGATATTGCCGTGAAAGCTATGAACCCTGATTGTGTCAGTTGCGATGGCTAGTCCGTGCAGTAATTACGATAGAGACTTCGACTGGGAGAGTGAAGAGGAGGAGCTGAACCGACGGATAGATATTATCGGTCAGAACGGCAACACTGGCGAGCATTACCCAGAGTTCGAAGACGAAAAATAGTGCCTGGTTTGTTGATAAAACTTCTCGGATGTCTTCGGGAATGAAGGGTATCCTCCCTTAATTGGGCAAATTGTTTACAAACTAAGGCTAGTTGACCCATTCGGCAATAAGGATATCAAAGACTGACCACTCGGAAAGACGAGTACGCCCCCATAGTTAAAAGGATATAACGAGACTCTTCTAAAGTTTAGTTACAGGTTCGATTCCTGTTGGGGGTACTATTTATTGGACTACGTTTCGTATCTTTGTAGCACTATGAAAAAGTGCAATAAATGCAAGAAGGAACATCGCAACGAGTTCTTCGCTTGGAAGAATAAAGAGGAAGGAATCCGTCACTCAACGTGCAAGTTCTGCTACGCCGAGTTCTCTAGAGAATGGCGCAAGAAGAAGAAGCAGGCGTTCGAGGAAGAAGTAAACTCACCGACCTTTTGGGAGCGGGTGGTTAGCTTCATTACAGGTTCCTGAGCAGTTAGAGCGACACTCTACAGGTTTAACGGAACAATAACGGACTGGCCCCTCATATAGGGGCTCTTCGTGCTTCCTATTAGCCCTGCCCACGGCTCGGCTTCCTGTATAACTTAGAGGATTTGAGCACTGAGTTTTTGTTCTTAGCGTGCACTCCTGGACGCTTCTTTTTTGGCTTGGCTTGGAATACCGCAGCCGTCTGAGCTTTTAGCTTGGCCATAGTTACTTACCGAATCTATAGATGAACATCATAATCGCTAGGGATAGCGACAAGAAAATCAACAGGAAGTCCTTAATCTTGGAGCCTTTACCTTCGGGTTGTACAACCTGAGGCGGGCACTCGGCCTGCACAGACACTGGGTACGGAACCTCCTTGACCTTAGTCTTTACGATGAGTTTGTCTTGAAACTTAGTGATGACCACCTGCACGGTGTCGTTGTCAATCACTGAAGAGTCGCCCTCGGCTGGGATGCCTACGGTATCAACCACATAAATCGGCGGAGTCACAATCGTATCCCATATCGTAACAACCGTGGGCTTCAACATCGAGGGGTCCTTCTGGATGGCCTTCTTTAAGTGCCATTCTGCTGAGCATCCACTGAGCAAGAGGACTGATAGACAAATCAAACATAACTTGTTGAACATAAGCAAATTTACTTCATTTTTTCTTTGCGTAATCTGTCGTACTCGTACTTGAACTTAGCGCTCAATTTGTATCCAGACTCGTTGTAAATCTGCTTTCTAACCTCGAGTAGTTCCTCATCGGTCATATCTCCGTAAAGCAGATATACCTTCTTAGCGCGAGACTCCTCGTCGGTAGAGTAGATGATTTCGTTGGTGTTCTGAGTAGCTGCACGCTTCTTGGCCGCCGTAAGGAACGAATCCTTGAAGTACATACCGTCAATCTTATTCTCCTCTGCTATCTCAGATGATTTCTTCTTGGCTTCTTCAAGAATGGCTTGTTTCTCCTCCTCAGTCTTAGCCTTGAAGTATTCACGTCCGAGCTCCTTAGCCGCGTCACTGATTTTCATACGCTTGCTACCAGACTCCTGGTCTATCTTCATAAGCTCCTCCTTCTGGTTGTAAATCTTCCAGTCAGGATTAGTCTCACCCCATACGGCCTTACTTACCGTAATTCCGCTCTTAGATAGTGCACCAACAATCTTCTCGGTTGAAGACTTTCTCTCTTGCGACGATAGCTCATTGTCGAGCGGTACAACCGATGTGATAATGTCAAGCAGTCCATACGCCGCACCCACAACGAGTGACGAGTTAGGGCTTGTGATTACCTTCTCAACTGAAGCCTTCATACGTGCTGGAGACAGACCGCTCTTTTCGCCCGTAACTAGTTCCTGAGTCTCACCGAACACCTTACCGATTACCTTGTAGAATCGTTCTACGTTGGGGTCATTGATACCCTCATCCATCGGTAGAACCTCGTTGAAGTCCATCGTAACCGCACGGTCTCTGAACAAGTCGTAGTTCGTAAGGTACGTCATAGACATACTCAAGAATGGAATCGATGAGGTAATCTCCGACAGCGACGCTCCAGTAGGTAGGGCATTAGCCACGCCCTTCGTTGCGTACTCAATCAAGTCATCAGACGGACGGTATTCCTTGCCTAGAATTGAAGACAGTGCATAACCGTTCGCAATATCCATAAGCGCAAAGAACGGCACCATCTGCTGAGGCTTGGCGATTCTGATGTAAGCCCTGCGCTCGACACCCTTCTCGTCTAAGTATGTAAGACCAGTGAAGATGATGAAGTATTTGAGCTTAACCTCGTCTGGAATATCCTCATAGTCGTCACCTCCGATGAGTGCGTTAGCCATAGCCAGTGCCAACATACCAGCCTGCGCCTGAAGGAACTTGCTAGCAAACTTCTTGGGGTTGTTCTTGATATAAGACGCAGACACTCTGAAGCCCTGGAATGCTGAGTTGATGTACGGCTTAATAACCTCAAGGCCCTTGGTTAGGTTACCTCCCTGTGCGAAGTCGATGATTGAGCGAGCCTTAGTTACTGCCTTAGACTTGATTAGTTCTAGGTCTTCACCTGTAGGCTTCTCACCGTACTTCTTCTCATATTCGGCTACAGCGTCGTCCTTAGTGCGCTTGTATACCGCAACTCGGAACGCCACCTCGGATACTTCACCGATGCTAGACATTTTGTCTACGAACTTGTCAACCCTACCCTTGTCCGCCTTAAGTGAACCTGGTCTTCCGTCGGTTGATAGGAAGTCCATACCTCCACCCATCTCGATGTAATCCTGGAAGTCCTGGTCGTCCTTCTTGAACGAGCGTCTACCTTTAAAGAAGTCTCTCATCAGATTGTATGACGCGAGGTAGATATTCTGATTGTCGTAAATGTCAGTGAAGAATAAGATGTGCCCGAAGTCACGAGGGAAGTTTCTTACGACGAACAACGGGTTCGCTCTGGTTGCAAGCAGTTTCAACAATGCAGAACCAGACAAGTAACTCACCCACTTGTTGCCTACGGGACCCAAGTCGAACAGTCTGTTCGCTCCGTCTAGCTCACGCTTCAGGTCGGTGCGTAGCTGGAACTTAATCTGCTCACCGTTCTCGTAGAAGTAAATGGTCTCAAAGCCAACCGATGCGCTACCGTCTGGATTCTGTGGCTTTAACCACTCCTTATTCTCAGCGTCTAGCGACCCCTTGAACAACGCTTTGTTGGCGCGGTTCTTCATAATTCTAGACGATGCCGAAGCAGCATACGCGGCAAGCAAGAATCTAGAGTCCATAATCGTATCGTCGGCGCTACCTTCTCTGATTGCCTTAATCTGGTCGCCACTGAGACCGTAATCTCTGACGGCTACGTCGTTATCTCCGAAGTCAAACGCGTGATTGAGGAATACACGAGGTGAGTAATCAAAGTCTTTAATCTTGTCGTACAGCTCCTTAGTGATTAGACCGTTCTTGTAGATGTCGTTCAGGATGCTCTTGAATTCAGCGAAGTATGCGTCAGCACGCTTGTTAAGTCCCTCGAAATCGTCTACTTCCTTAGACATACGCTGAAGCTCTTCGATTGCGCTCTCCTTATCGAACATCGCATTGTTCTTCTTGTCAGCGGTATGCTTAGGTCTAACGGTTTCGTCGAGCATTGATTGCAAGCGGTTGAACTCGGCGGTTGCCGTCTCAAGCTCCTTCTTCGCCTTTTCCTTCTTATCTACGCTTACGTTGCTGGCTAGTGATGACAACTTGTACGCTGCGTAATCCATATCACGCTTAGCCTCAGCCAACTGCTCGGTGATTACGGCCCTTCTGTCGTCAAACGATTGGTCAATCTCAATTACACGACGCAGGAAGATAATCTTGTTGAGGTCTTTGATAGTCTCAGAATTCAGTCCGCCGAATATCTTTCTGTCCGCCTTGTTTACTGAGTACTTAGCTCTCGCGCTGGCACCAGCCTTGTTCACTAAGAAGTCGTAAGCTCCTTCAATTCTAGCGTCAAGGATTGCCTTCTTAATGTTTGATTGTCTGTCGAACAGTTTGTTGATGATATTCTTGAGCTTGAACACCTCACGGTACCAGGGCTCGGCGTATACTCTATCCTCAAACTGCTTGTATACATTGTCGATGTTTGGCTTGCCCTTCTTGGCTCCCATACCACCGTCAAGGAAGTCATTGTAGACCTCTCTTGATGAATAGTCGGAATATCCGAGCTGACCCATAATATCCACGAACTCTTCCTCGGAGATTCTCGGAACCAAACGTCCGTTCTGTAATTCAGATACACTCTTAAGGTAATCGTAAGCTGAACCTCCAGCTTGTAGTCGGCTTGTTCCTTTCTTCAGAGCTTCGTTACTGATGGTGAATCCAAACGCTCTAAGTACCTCCACAACTCTGGCGTACGAGGCTGGACTCCAGGCATTTAGGTAGTGAATCCTGTTTGCTCTGTCGATTTTGTATCCATCCTCGGTGAATAGTTTAGCGTCATAGTTATCGCTAGGCTTAGTGTGGTCGGCGAAGCGAACCTTAAATGTTCTGATATCTCTAGTATTGGTGTTCGCACCTTTAAAGTTTAGGTAGCGACTAACGCTAACATCAGAGGCTTTTCCTGGCCCATCGGTGTATTCAAGACTAAATCGCATATTGGACTTAGGCTCGTTGCTCAGCGATTCATAGATTGAAGTGAATGCGTTATACGTGTTAATGTCCGAATGACGTACTCTCTGATAGCGCTTCTTGAGTGCGGTCATAGCCTCACCTTCCTTCGCTGCCTTAAGAGGTGCCTCCTTAGCATTCTTTCTGATTTGAGCGATTGCCTGAGCCTGCTCCTCTGGGGTTCTAGTGCTCTTCTTAGACTTAGCTGAGCTTACGTACATAGAACCAGCTACGGATGTTGCTACACTGGTAGGCTTACCCGTGGCAGACATAAACTGCTGAGGCTCAAAGATTTCGTTAACGTAGTACTTGCCGTCAAGAAGGAACGGGTCCTCACCGTGGAATTTACTGTTGAACTGTGGGTGCTTGAATGTTCCAGCCTTACCTAACTTGCTGTACTCTTTACCGCCCATATACGGGTCGTTCACGAAGAACCCACTGATTGCGTATCCACCATCACCATATTTCCCCTTAGATGACAGGTTGTCTACGATGTTCTTATCTACATACTCATTGAAGAATGCTACGGTGGTTCTACCAGCCTCGAACATTGCGTTTCTAGCTGCCGCACCTGCACCAGTGACCTTCTTTACGCCAGGGAAGAATGACTCGAGGAATGACCTGCGAGTCTTGAAGTCAATCTTATCGTTAGACGCGACTAGATTCTGCAACGCATCGTGACCCTCCTTAGTGGTGAAGTCATTGTTCATCACAGCATCACCGATTGACTTTATCTTGTCTACTTGTTTGTCGTTATCACGCTTCTTATTCTCGTATCCTTCAGTGCCTTCAGACTTAGCCGTAAGGTTGTTGATTCTGTCTACCTCCTTCTGGATGAACTCGTTGAATGATGTCTTAAACTCATCCTGTGTGATTACACCAGAATTGATTGTTGCGGAGATAGAGTCAGCAAGGTATTTAGCACCGTACGAGTTACCGAACGCAGCGCCAGGGCTCTGAATCATAACGAATACAGCCACTGGCTTACCATTATGCTCTGGGTTCATAGTATCACGCTCTTCTGCTACCCTAGCGAGAAGGTCTCCGAGCTCAGATACTTTGTTGTCTGATGATGCCGCGAATCCAATCTTATCCTCTACGTTCTGCTTGATGAACGAGTAACCGAATCCACCGTAAACATCCAATCCTTCCTCAGTATGTCTCAGGGCCGTTCCGTCTGAGTTAATGAGAACGAATCCATTACCAGAACGCTCGAGCGCATCGTCCATACTCGTCTTGGTAGGATTAGATACTACCTCTACGTTCTTCGGTAGTTCAATACCTTCGAATGAGATATCGGCAGCCATAAACGACTGCTTGCGCTTGGTTGGGCCTCCCTTGTACACACCTCTAGCGACTACGTCGCCAGTCTCCATATCCTCTGTACTGATGGCTTCACCAGCACCCAATGCATTAGCGATGGAATTCATAGCGTCAATCAGTTGGGCTGACGTTGGTTGTACGCTGAACTTGGTACCTAGGGCCTTATTCAACGTCTCGAGGAACTTAGTCGCGAGTGAACGCTTCACGCTAACCTCAATCTGATTCGATGCGATTAGTGATGCGAGCTCAGTGGTGAACTCATCGTCAAGCTCTGCGGCGCTAGCTCCAGAATACTTGCTGATGAAGTCGCCCATATACTGAGTCAGGGCCTTGTCCTGTACGATGGCATCGCGTAGTGCGCTAGCAAGCTTCTTAGTTCCCTTGATGCCGAGAATCTCTGGTGCTACCTCGTGGATTGCCTCGTGATATACTGTGTTAGCGGCAACCGCTGGAACGAAGATGTGAATCTCATTAGCATCGCCATCACGTTGGATGTGCATACCTCTAGATACGTTGTCCTCGCCAGTGGCAGACTTAAAAGACTCAGCGCTGTTGTGGGCCACCAGTCGCACGTTCTTATTGGTCTTAGAGAACGAATCAACCACATTCTTGATAGACTCGATTCCGTTGATTGCGTCCTGCTTAGTGGTGCCAGTCAATGCGAAGAAATCGTCAGCCTTTGAGTTGACGTAATCAGTCAAAAAGTCAACTGATTTATTTACGGTATCCGCGTTGATTTTAACGCTTCTAACCTTAGGACCTAAGTCTCTCTCTACGGTTGCTGTTACTTCTTGAGGTGTTTGAAGAACTCCACCTGTCTGAGTCTCTTGAGTGCCTGCTCCTTCGACAGGTTGGGCTTGCTCAACGGCTTGCCCTTCGACGACAGTACCTGGTACTTGTTGTTGCGCTTGGCTATCATACTTCTGTTCGATTTTAGCTTTCTCAGCGAACGCACTCTTGATGTCGGTAACAAGCTGCGCCTTTGCTTCCGTGCTGGTTAACGTGTTGTACTCCTTCATACCATTAGATATGGTCTGATTGAGCTTAACGGTTTGTTTTAAGTCCTCCTCTGAGTAACTCGAATAGTGAGCCTCAGCGTCCTTCTGAATCTTCTTTTCTTTAGCTACGTAATCGTTCAGACGAGTCTTCAGTAATTCCTTCTCCGTGTCTGAAACTGATGGGTCACTTAGTAGGTCGTTGATTTCAGAAATCTTATTTCGGATTTCAATTCTGTCCTTGAAGATTGGAGTCTGCAATAGGGCAGAAGGACCATTGATTGCAGTACGCATCGCGCCAACTCCCCCACCCATTGCGGAGCCTACGAACGCAGACTCTGCGATGTTCATATAGTCAACTTTGTCTCCAGCTAATACTTTCTGTAGAACTTCCTGAGTAGTTGCCACAATAGCTTCTTCCATACCTTCCTCAAGCGGTTGGCGGGCTAACGCAGGGAACTTGCTGAACAGCATATCACCGAAATCTTTCTTAGACATACTCGCTACATCCTCTGCGCTTCCAAAGATTGCACGTACAGCCTTTAAGTCAGAAGCGAAAATCTTTTCAGTGGCATACTCCGCAAGACCTACGCCTGTAGCGTAAAGAACTTTTTCTATGTCGGTATATCTATCATCCTGAGACACTTCATTGAATGCACTACCAGCGGCAGTAGCTCCGAGAGCAACAAGACCAGCTCCACCCCCCATAGCCCCAACCGCTAGATTGGTTGCTTGGTCGGCCATATCAACCATAAGCATATTGAAGTCTCCATTAAGTGCTGCGTTCAGTGGCCCCTTCTCAATCTGCTCCTTAGTGTATCCCATATTGAACTTCTCAGCGAAGTTTTCTATGGCTACCTTCTTTGCTGCCTCTCTACTCTGCGTCTCAAATATGTTACCTCCTAATGCCTTGTCTGCGTCGGCTCCAACTAAATAGTATGGCAACTTAGCTGCCATATCGATGAATCCAGTTACGCCAGAATATAGTGAGTTAACGCCTCTAGTTAAAGCGTCACTATTCTCGGCTATTTTCTTCTGTTCATCTGCAAAACGCTGAATGCTAGACTTTATGTCTGAGTCAAGGGCAGTTGCGGCGGCAGTGTTTACTGAACCATCCTGATTGAAGAATGAATCAGGAGCTTGATTATCTAGGTCAAACTCCTTGTACTTAACGTATGTCTTCTCAATCTCTGGACGTAGCTTCTCTACGTCTTCGGCAGTCTTCACTCCAGATAACTTAGATGCTAACTCAGCGCTAACTTCCTCACGCTGTTGATTCATCCAGTCTCTGCGGACGTTCTTGGTTTCTTCAGTAGGGTCCTGAGCTCCTTGGAATCCAGCCCCAGCACCTTGACGGAACCCAGTAGGTCCCCAGGTTACGGTCTGACCAAGCTGATTAGTTTTTGCAGACTCCGAAGAAGTAGGCTCCTGAGCCGAAGTGGAGCGTGATTCCCCATCGGTCGGTCTTTTTTTTTTACTGTCGTAAAAGCTCGATGCGAACGCAACGTCCTCGTTAGAGAAGCCGTTGTCCTTCATAGCCTTAGATATCTGGTCTAATGACTTTCCGCTGGCGTACGCCTTCTCTAGGATTGCCTTAAGTTCTTCGTTCATAGCATAGTATATCTGCGATATGCAAATATACTAAACTATTACTGGCCTAGAGCGGACTGAAGACCTCCGTAGTTTGGCTTCGCAGACGCAGAGATGGTTCTCATATTGTCGTACAGACCTCTAGAGATAAGCTCAGACTTAAGTCCAGCCATCTGCGACTTACTTATGAGACTTCCCTTAACCTCTTCCTTCTTCGCATTCTCCCATCCAGCGTCAATTCCTCCGCCAGATGTTTTGTATAACTTATAGTTGATGACGTAACCCCTAGAGTCCATCGTCACATCAGTAATGTATAAGTCACTAGAATCAGTAAGTTTTATCGGGTTATTAGCCAGAGAAAATACAGCTCCGTATAGCTTCTTACCGCTCTGTCTATGCGTCTGAACACCAGTGCTAGCAGTTCTTAGTACGCCAGAAGCCTCGCGCTCGTCTTTAGTGGGTTTACCTCCTCCTGTGGGTGCCGCGACCTGACTTGCTGGCTTCAGTGCTTTAATGGCGTCAGAATACTGCTTCTCAAAGTCTTGAAGTGCGGCCTCCATAAAGGCAGGGTCATTACGCATAAGATTATCAATCTGTGCAGAATCAGAGAATCCAAGGCGGTTCTTGTCGAGACCATTGGACTGAGCGTACCAGCGAGTTGCAATCATACGCTTAACGTCTGGGTCAGACTCATAGCGCATTTTGAGTTGTGCGACACCCTTCTCTGCGGCAGCATTGGCATTGTAATTAACACCAGTGCCAGTATCAATACGTACACCGCTTAGGTTGTATATGTTATTAGAATCCTGTTGAGCTACAGCTACTGGGTCTACGAACTTAATGTTGGGGTCTACCTTATCGAGTATAAACGAATTGTAAGGGTTCTGCTCTTGCTGAAAGTATACAGACTGAGAAAGAGGAACCATAGCGCCGTCAGGGTCCTTAACCATTACGATACCATTCTCAACCTTAGTCTCGATACGTCCTGTAGCAAATTGAGTATACTTCTGCTTAGCCGAATCTGGAGTATCAATGTATCCGACACCCTTAGATGCGTTCATCCTGTTAATCTCCTCAGTCGCCGTAGCAGAAACGCCGAGACCTATACCGAAGGCTTGGTTGAACTGATTTCTAGCAGCCTCCATCTTAGCCTTAGCCGCCTGCGAACCACTCGTCTCGAATTCGATTGAGGACTCTTTCCACGCGTTGTACGCGGCCTGAGTGACGTCCTTGTGTACACCGAGCAGTTTGTATTGGTTCTCAGCAAACTTCTGGTCGATACCCATAGCGGACGTGAGCTTCTCACGCTTCTCGGCCTCTTCCTTTCTCTTTTGAGCGGCTTGGGCCTCCATAGCGGCACCCTGTGCCGCCCACTCGGGAACCTTAAATACTGTGGTGCTTAAAGCCATTACTTCTCGAACTTCTTAATTAAACTCTTCACGTATGCGTGTAGTTTCTCTTTGTCTCCAGCGGATGTGAACTTCTTGATATTTCCCATCTGCTTAGGGTTGAAGATGTATTCACCGCCAGTCATCTCACCAATCTTAGCTCCATCCTTCATAATGTCGATTGGGTTCTCCTTGTGTGAGAACTTACCTGGTGTCTTCTCTACTTTAGCACCCTTAGCGGCTTTGGGGACTTCCTTCTTAGGCATATTAGCTGCAAGAGAAAGTCCAGCTCCTCCGATGGCACTGATACCTCCTGCGATGTTCTGTACCGCTGCTTCCTTAGCGGCCTGCGCGAAGCCAAGCTCCTGCTGGTAGCGACCTTCCTTGCGGCCCATAGTGGCCTCCTGAGCGCCTGCCAACTGAGACAGAGCCGCAGTCTGACGCTGCTGTTGCATATCGGCCAAGGACTGCTGTTGTTGTGCTGCGCCTTCGGTGAGAGCACCGAGACCACCTAGCAGCGCACGGCCACCTGCCGCACCCAGAGCCTGAGTACCACCCGACAGAGCACGATTCACGTTCTCCATCTGGCGATTCATAATGTTCTGGTCGTATGACTCCTTGTACGCCTTGAAGTATTCAGACGGAGTGTCGAGTGATGGTGCAGACGCACGTACACGCTCTAACTCCTTATTTGCCTTCTTGTTGGCTGCGATGCCGTATGCGACTTGGCCGAGACCAGCAACCGCTTGCATACCAGCTCCGATTGCGCCTCCGCTAATATACTTCTTGTATGATTTCTTGGACTTCATAATACAAAGATACCTATTAGTTAACTAATTCATTGTGAAGCATCGAACGGTTGAACACCGTGTTGAATGCGTAAGCCTCCACTGGAGTGGTTAGGCTGTTAGTGAGTGTAATCACGGCGTATGGACCGCGAATCTTGTCTCCATCTACGGTAGAGTTCGACTTTACAGCAATCGTCTGACCCACGGTAACGACGGTCGTTCCAACGGTTGAGATTGATGTTTTGTTGACGACTCCACTTACCGTGAGGTTCGTATCTACAAGCGCTCCGCCAGACACCACCATAACCTGCCCATTGAGCGGGAATGGAATGGCTGAGATGTAGTTGCCTACGCTCGTGATGAATCCTCCAGCTATCGGGTCTGAGTTGGTCACAACACCGAGTGGGAAGATGTTTGAGGTCGAGCTAGTGGCCGTGGGGATTGACGCGTAGTACATACCCTCACGCTTGTCCATAGATGAGATGGTGACGGTTGATTGGTCCCTCGTTTCAACTGAGAAGCTCCACGGTGCGTTGCCCTCGACGCTAACGGCCTCGAATATCTTAACCATAGAGTTGTTCTGTGCTGACACCAACTTGATTGAGCTAGCAGTGAACGCGCCGTAGAATGTATTTCTGGTTGAGTCATCCTTGTGAGCCCAAGCGCCACCGTTCTTGAACGTAATCATTACGTTGTCTACGTAGCATCCAGACTCAGGGATGAATGAGTATCTAGTTCTCCAAGCGCCAGCCTTCACGTCGTAAGCGATGGTGTCGTCATTGTATGAACCGCTACCAGCACGCTTCTGGAACGAGATGATGTATTCGCTACGCTCTGGGTCCATAACAGCGACAAACTTGAAGTTCGTGTCGCCGAGTGCTATGGCACCGTTCATCTTGTCTTGGATGTACGAATCAACGCCCTCCTCACTTACTGGAGTGATTCCGTCTGGCCCGAGGCGTATAACCTTTCCGTTATTTACGTCAGCGAAGTACACGCGACCGAAATGGTTAACCACAGACTCAGGGTGCTTACCGACACCGTAGTCGCCAGCGTAGAAGCTCTGCGAGCCGATGAAGTTGGTCGATACAGTAACACCGCCACCACCACCGATGTACTCGATGATGTTTCTGTTGATTGGTGCTACTGAACACTTACGCTCCTGTAGAATCGTGATGGAGTCTCCACCGTCCACGATGTACTGTATGCCACCATAAACTGGCGATAGGTCCACGAAGTTGGCCTGGCCGAGATTGAATGATGATAGTGTTAACACCTGAGAGTCCAGAACGTACGGCTCAGAGTAGGTGATTGTCGCCTTTCTGTATACCTGTCCAGCGGTTGGTGCTGGTGCGTTAGGGCGGCCCACACTAGTGAACTTAGAGTCAGCAAAGTCCGTGATTGAGTTGTCCTCGACGAACATATCCTCGTACTGCGTGGTGACTAGCGGAGTCGTGCTGAAGTTGGTTATCACGTTCATTTGACGAAGACGATAGTAAGCGTCACCGTTGAACGTCTCAACCACAGCATCGGTAAGGTTAGTGATGTTTGCCAGCGAGTACCCACCGTTCGGCGGAACTGAGATTCCAATCTGACCGACTAGGTTGGCGTCAGCCACAGAGAAGATTCTGTTCGTGCCAGACATCTTAACCGATGACACTCTAACCTCGTATGAGGTGAGCACTCCGAGGATGGTGGTGCTTATCACCAATGCGTCACCGTTCTTGATATCGAGTGCCGTCGTTGCGAAGCCGTCAGATACGGTGATGTTTGATGTGCCAGACGTCCAAGTGTAAGAGTAGTCTCTGTCACCCTTATGTCTGTATGTGCCAGATGCGTTCACTACGTCGAACGCTTCGGATATCTCTCTGTAGATGTTTACGTCGGTCTGCTTGATTGGTCTGTAAATCTCCACTACGGTATTGTCGTCCCAGAAGTCTGTGTTTCCGAGCACATCAGCCTTAGTGAAGCCAGAAGCGTCGGCATTCTCAGTAATCTTCAGGAACCATCCAGTCTTTCTGTCGTTGCTTACAGATTCAGTGACTGGCGTATTGGTCGTATCGTAATACTCGTATCCAAGAATATCGAATTCGTGACCTACGTATACATTATTACCGCCAGACTCATACTTGATTAGACGGAGCTTGTCCCCCTCGGCAAATACGTACTCAACCTTAGCGTTCTTTGCGTCGATGTATGAGTAGGTCTTGCCCTCAAGCGTGCCCATAGACACGTAGATTGCGTTATCCTTCTCAGAGATTGGAGCACAGAATGCCTCACCAACACTGTATTGCAGGGCGTAATTGTATGACGTGAACGGAGAGTATAGGAGCTGCCACTTGCTGGCCCAGCTAGGAGGATTGTGTTTTACCCTAAACTGGAACGATACTGGTCCTCTGCCGTCGGTGTTTCTATCTGAGTACCAAGAGACTTCCTT